AGGAATTGTCCGCGTAGATGGCGGAGGTGTTTATCAGAACCTGGACGAGGCCGCGCTCGATCTCGGTGGTACGGCAAGCAATGTGTCCAGGGCGATCAGTGAATCAGGGAAGTATCACGGGGTGCAGCTGAGGTGGGTGTCCAGGGTCTATGCCGTCAAGGAGAAGGCGACCGGGAGATGGCGTGTGTGCGTCTTGAACGGAAGGAATTCTCGCTATGTACCGGTGAGCCAGGTGGAGCCGGCGATCAGGAAGGAGAATGTGGTTCAGGTGAAAGATCTGACTTCGGTATGGTATTTGCAAGAGGGTGGTGATTTATGAGTAGTGGAATTTTCAGTGGCCGTCGCGAGGTGCGCAAGAAGAAGCTCTGGGGGCGCTATGCCGTCGGGGATGACGGGAACGTGTACAGTGACGGGATGCCGTTGTCGGCTATCGGTGGTGTCGGTGTGAACCTGGGCGGGAAGCGCGTGAAGGTCGCGTATCTGGTGGCCCGGGCGTTCGTGCCGAATGCTGAGTGCCGGCAGTATGTGCGGCACAAGAACGGAGACGTGACGGATAACCGGGCTTGCAATTTGGAGTGGAGTGACGAGAAGGAGGAGAAGCGCAGGGGTCGGAAGGCGTGTGTTTGCTGGTGCCGTGCCTGGGATCTGGATGGCGAGGTGGTAGGTACCTGGCGTACGGTGAGCGAAGCCGCCGAGGCTTGCGGTGTGAAGGTGGACGCTGTGAGGCGTGCGGTGAACGGTCTGCAGAAGAGCGCCGGCGGTTTGTTGTGGAGGAGGGTGTGATGGGCAAGAGTGTTTGGAAGGACTGGATGGACGCGGTGTTGCTCGAGAGGTATGCGGACGAGGAGAACGCTGTGTTGGTGAAGGAACTCGGTGTCGGCCTGAGGACCCTGGAGAGGCATGCCGCGAAGCTGGGTGTGAAGAAGAGCCAGGAGTTCATGGAGCGTAGGCAGCGTCTCGCGAGCCGTGGTGCTGTTAGGTGGGTCGAATACATGAAGGTGACCGGCCAGAAGATCCGGAAGAGCCCTGGCGGTCGCCGGTTCGAGAAGGGTCACCGGTTTGACGAGGAGACGGAGGCGAGAAGGGTGAAGGCGATCCGGGACAGGGCCTGGGATGAGCGCGTGAGGCTGATCCGTGGGTGGACCAGGAAGACTGGATGGAAGATGGTTGACTATGGTGTTTGCGGAGAAAAGAAAAAGTAGTATCTTTGTCGCATGCAAGATTTGAGAAAGTTGAGCCGGAAGGAACTTGAGCGTGAGTTCGAGGCCCGCAAGGCTGCGTTGATTGAGGTCCGTGACGAGATTGACCGCCGCGAGAGGAAGCCGGTAGCCAGCGTTGATTTTTGCGATTATGTCGGAGACGGAATAGAGAATGAAAAGTATTAGAGTTAAGAAATTGGTGCCTGAGGCCGTATTGCCTAAGAAGGCCCATGCTAGCGACGCCGGGTTCGACCTGGTTGCCGTCAGTGTTGAAGAAGACCGAAAGAGGGAGATCGTGACATACCACACCGGTATCGCCATGGAAATCCCGGAGGGATATGTCGGGCTTGTCTTCCCCCGGAGCAGCGTTTACAAGCACCAGTTGGTCCTGTCTAACTGCGTCGGCGTGATCGACAGCGGCTATCGAGGTGAGATTCTGTTTAAATACCGCGTGGTCCAGCCTCATATCAGCCGTTACTGCAGCGGAGACCGAATCGGCCAGATTGTGATTGTCCAGTTGCCGGAGTTTGAGATGGTTGAGGCGGAGAATTTGAGCGATAGCGATCGAGAGGCCGGAGGATTTGGAAGCACGGGCCGTTAATGGCACGGGATTTGCAAGCGAGTCCGAATGTTTTAAGGTTAAGTTTTAGTCATATGAGTAAGTTCAAGTGTGGCCAGCACGTCTGGCTTTTCAACAGCCTCTCGATGCGTATCGAGGAGGATGATGTGTACGGCGCTTTGTATGTGCCTGTTCCGGTCGAGGGTGTCCAGCAGGACTCTGGCAAGAGCATTGCGGAGAAGCTGGAGGCCGGCCAGATGAAGGTGCAGGAGCAGTATCAGCTGTGCGGTCATCAGGGGATTATCGACGCCGAGGTTCTGTTCGCTAGCCGCGAGGAGTGCGTCGCCTGGTATCGCGAGTGGTTCGCGCGTGGCGAGTAGCCGTGGAATTAGCGGTTAGTTTACGGGGGAAACACCGGCGAGTAGAGGTAAGGGAGGGTCCGCGGAGCCTCGAAGTAAGTCCGGAGTCGGAGGTTCGAGTCCTCCACCGCTAACGACATTATCCAAACCGCAAATGCCCGGTTAAGGAGCCGGGCGGAGTGAAAAACTCCTGTAGAATGGATAGTTGTTTTTACGTAACCAATGACCCTGGTCCGGCGGGAGTTGCGCCAGGGTCCAAGAAACCCGCAGTGATGCGCATAGGACTTCGGTCATTAGTTTTGTGTTTTTATTAGTTATCAAGGGCGGATCCGGAGGGATCTGGGTCCGTCCACCAGGAGCGCTAAGGGGTACGGCGCGAACAAGGAAATACAGACTGGTCAGACAGGGGGTACCCACCTTTCTTCGGAGAGGCCCTGTTTGTCCAGTCTTTTGTACTGAAAAAACCGCATAGAAATGGATAAATTAGAAAAGTCGGCACAAATAAAAACTAAAATTGTTTGTTTTTAGTTTTTTTATTATATTTGTGTCGTGAACAGATCCTATAAATATAGACTCAAGCCGACGAAGGCTCAAATTGAGTATTTCGAGAAGTCATTTGGCTGTGCTCGATATATTTATAATTGGGCGTTAGCGATAAGGGTGGAGGCATACCAGAAGGATGGAACTCGTCTTTCTTATCCTGATTTATGCAAGATGCTTACATCTCTAAAGAAGGATGAAGATAAGCGCTGGCTCGCAGAGGTTGGAAACGACTCGTTACAGCAAGCCATAAGATGTGTTGATGGTGCATTTACGAGATTTTTCAGAGAAAAGCAGTCTTTCCCGCAGTTCAAGACGAAAAAGAAGTCTCGGAAATCATTTCAATGTGTAAATAATATCATCATTGACCAGGATGCGCACAAAATTCGGATCCCGAAGGTCGGATGGGTAAAATATTTCAAGGATAGGACATTCTCCGGGAGAGTAGGAACGGTTACAATAACAAAGTCCCCTTCTGGAAAGTATTATGTATCTATAAATGTAGATAATGGTTTAACTTATCCGGAAAAGCCGCATATATCAGTCGAAACCGCAGTCGGGATTGATGTCGGAATCAAAGATTTTGCAGTTCTTTCTGACGGAAAAGTGTACCCAAAGAACGATTATTTTAAGGACGATGAAAAGCGATTGAAAGTCTTGCAAAGGAGGCTTTCTAAAAAAGTAAAGGGCAGTAACAGATACGAATCTCAGAGATTGGCTATCGCAAAACAATATGAAAAAATAAAAAATAAGAGAGAAAATTACTTGCATCAGGTTTCCGCGAGGATTGTCAGTGAGAATCAAACGATAATCGTAGAGGACCTAAGCGTGAAGAATATGATGAAGAATCCTAATCTTTCTAAGCCTATCGCAAATGCAAGTTGGTCTTCTTTCTTTAAGATGCTTGAATATAAATGCGATTACTATGGCAAGAATTTTGTTAAAATTGGGAAATTTGATCCAAGTAGCAAAATGTGTATCTGTGGCCATATCAATCACGAATTGAAACTCTCGGATAGAGAATGGGTTTGTCCTACTTGTGGTCGATTGAACGACAGAGACCTTCTTGCCGCTATAAACATTAAGAGATTTGGCCTACAAGGACAGAATCTCATAGGAGTTAAATCACCCTCGGTAGGAGGGGAAGAGGGCGTGGAGTGGTCCGCATTGGTGGACACTGTGAAGCGTCAATATGTTAAACCATAACTACCCCGCAGAATTCAGTGAAGTATGGTGATATCATAGACTATTTATGCTCGACGGCTGGGCCATCGCTCCAAGACGCCGGCTTGAGCGACGATAGGGTTAACAAGCGGACGGAGGCCCTCATGGCGATGGACTTCCGTAGGTACATTTGCGGCATCGACGGGGATGAGGGCAACGATTTCTTCAAGGTTGACGAGGACGGGATGCTGTATGTGTATAACGGAAGGTATTTCGAGCTCATGCTTGAGGAGACGTTGCTCGAGCTGATTATTGTCGTAATGGAGAAATGCAATGTCGGAATCGTGTATAGGACCGGTTCTGCGAAGATCGTCAAGGATTTCGTGCTGAATCGGCTGAAGGGCGATGAGAGGTGCAAATTTGAGCCGGATAGGCGGTATATTTGCTTCACGAACGGTGTTTTGGACCTGAAGACGATGCGTTTGATGCCGTTTTCGGTGAAGTATAAGACGGATATCGTCCTGGATTTCGACTATGTGGCCGGCGCCAAATCGGCATTGTGGGACAAGGTTTTGGGCCAGACGGTTCCTGACGAGAGCATGAGGGAGACATTCCACCAGTTTTGCGGGTGTTTCCTTGCGGACCGGAAGGAATACAAGATCGAGTACATCTGCTTCGTGGTCGGCGAAGGCCAGAACGGCAAGAGTATCATCTGCAAGGCCGTGATCAACATGCTTGGTCACGATGTGGCGAGCTCGTATTCTCCGGAGCAGTTGTTCAAGAGTTCTCAGATGGAGTACCATCTTGCTGATGTAAACGGAAAGGTCGTGAATTACTGCGACGAGGTGTCGAACAAGGACTTTTCCGGAGGCGATTTCAAGCAATTCGTATCCGGCGGCGCCTTCACGGGCCGTCATCCATACTCGAAGAGACCGACGAAGGTGGACAAGATTCCTCTGATGTTGTGTTGCGCGAACAAGATTCCGCCGACAACAGACGACACAGAGGGGTATTTCCGCCGTTTTTTGATTATATTGGCTCCGAATCACATTGATGACCGCGACAAGGACCCGATGCTCGAGATGAAGTTGAAGGCTCCGGAGGTGAAGTCGGCGATTTTCAGTTGGATGCTGGAAGGGTACAAGTCTTTCATAGCGAACGAGGGGAAGATTGACATTGCTTCCGCCGTGAAGGAGGTTGTCGAGGAGATGAAGGAGAATTCGAACTCGTTGCGCCGCTGGATCTCGACCATGGGATATGTGGCCGCTGAGGATCCGGAGAGCTGGAGCGCCCCCGGGTGGAAGAGTTTGAAGGAGTGGGTCCAGGAATACATCAACTACTGCAAGGATTGGGGTGAAACGCCTCGCTCTCGCTCGGCGGTCACCGAGATGTTCAAGAAGATGGGCGTGTTGAGCAAGAGGAGGACCGATGGCGTGTGGTACTACATGGAGCAGCGGGCCGTTGAGGTTGAGAAAGAGGAGAAGGATAAGAGTGTTGTGAAGACTGCGCTTGAGGACCTGCCTCCAGAGGATGATATGGAAAATCTGCCGTTCTGATATGGGAAAGGAAGACAAATATAGAGGGTATTATGATCCCGTTTCTACGATGCAGAATGTGCCGGCGCTGCTCGGGATGGAACTGGTCAAGCATGGCCAGGGTCTGCAGGGCGGGTACTACTTGAATGGAGACCGCCATGCCTATAGAAGGGACAAGCTGAAGGTATTCATCAGCCGTGGCTGTATCTGGGTGAGCGAGGAGGGTGGCCGCTGCGTGTCGCTTCCTCAGTGGTTGATTGAGTTCGGAGGTGCTAGCGATTTCAAGGATGCTCTGAAGATCATCAACGGGAAGCCACAGGCGATTGAATGGAACCGGGAGTTCCGCGAAAGAGTGGCTCCTAAGTTGCAATATGTCAGCCGGGATGTTCTGGAGGGTGCCAGGCGGTTTCCTTTGGAGAACTGCTCGCTGTTTCGGTGGATGTGTCGGCTGTTCCCTGAAGATAGGGTGAGAGAAACCTGGGCGAAGTATAATGTGACTACCGACTCGCACGGGAACTGCGTTTTTTGGTATGTAGATCAAAGCGGAAGGATTCTATATGACAAGAGGATTTTGTACAAGGAAGATGGTCATAGGGACAAAGAGTTCTTCCCTGGCCGGCAGTTTCGAGTCGCTGACGGGTACACCGGTCGGTGCTATTTCGGCGCGTGTGTTCCGGACGATGGCCGTAAGGCATTCATTGTCGAGTCAGAGAAGTCTTCGATCCTTGCATCGTTATATTACGGAGGGCGGCGGTTCCTTGCGACTGGTGGAAAAGGCAATTTACGGGAAATAGATGAGAACATGATGCTAGTCCCGGACATGGACGCCAGGATGGAATGGGAAGAGAAGGGAGCGGTTTGGCCCTGGTGGGAGAAGTGGCCGGCTGGGGAAGTTGTGCCGGATCATGCTGATATCGGAGACCTTATAGAGAGGAAGCTATGTGCATCTGGCCGGTGAAAGCCTCTGAGAGGCAATGCAAGTATTGTAATTATGTCGGATGCGAGCGTCACCCAGACAGGTTAAGGGACAAAAGGGCGAACAGGTATGTGAAGTTGATGTCTGATATCGTCGGAGCGAACATTTTGCTTAAGTCCAGGAAACAGAACATTGTATGGGCTCGTAACATGGTTGCTTATCAGCTTCGGCTTGACGGATATTCTCTTACTTCGATAGGTAGGCTGCTTGACCTGGACCATTCAACGGTTGTGCATTGCGAGCAACAGGTTAGGAGGATGCTCTTGGCGCCGTCCATGTATAAGGACGAGGCGGAGGTTTGGGAAGAATTCCAGAAACAATTAAATCAATAGCGTTATGAAAAAGATTTGGACAAAGATTGTCAAATGGTGGTACTTCCACATTGCAAACCCCGTTGTGCGCAAAGGCGAGGCCGGTGGGTTTCGTTGGACCTTTCGCAGATTCTGGCTTGACATTACAACAGTCAGCGGGAACTTTAAGGTTCGTTTCATTGCCGACGAAAACCCGTACGGATACCTCGCAGCCGGCAAAGATGACACGAACATCCACGGATTCGCATTGACGATGTACGAGATCGGGAAGCTGCTTACTACGGACCAGGGTTTTGTGGACGATGTTCAGAGGGCCATCGTGAAGTACCGGAAGCGTCTCGAGAAACAGGCCGCTGGTGATGTAGTAGAGGATGAGACCGAGGAGAAGATTGCGCTCGAGACGGAGAAGGCGATCCAGGAGCATGTAGAGCTGCCGAAGAAGGAGCGCAGAAAGGTGGAGCGCGATATTAACGGTCGTTTCAAGAAGGCTGTGAATGACGTGCAGGAAGCGTAAAACGGTTATGTTTAAAGGCGTCCCGTACAGATTGACGCTGAAGGGGAGGATTTATGCGGGATGGCTTATATTTGTAGACTGGTTCAAGAGGCTGAGGCCGGTCGTTAGGTATTATCAGGGGAAATATCCGACCAATAGTACCTGTTATAATTGTGGCCTGCCTTGGGAGGCAGTGCGAGAGTCCGAAATAGATTGCGGGATCCATTTCATTGATGTTGACGAGGACCATGGATTCTTCCCTTGTTGTGAGTATTGTTGGCAGAGGATGGATGACCTCAAAAAAATCGATGCCATAGTTGCTCTTTTCGAAGAGTGGGAGTCTTGCGGAGGCTCTCCATACACCAAGGAAGAGATGCTTGATGCCCTGGCCCAGGATTTGCAAGAGAAGGAGGCATGAGATTTGCATAAGTCCGAATAATTTGCTATCTTTGCTCTTGCTATGGTCGAGATAGCGGAAGAAATATAGGATGCCCGGATAAGTAGGCGGATGCTCGACCCATTCACTGAAAGTTCGGGCACTACTTTTACAAAAATGAAAAAGGAAATTTGGAAACCGGTGATAGGCTACGAAGGATTGTATGAGGTTAGTAATTATGGTAATGTTCGCGGATTATATAGAAGAAGATACAAGCAATTACTGTCTCCAGCAAGGAATAATAAAGGATATAGATATGTGTGCTTATCAAAGGATGGGGAATCTAAGTGCATGAAAGTATATCGCCTTGTAGCGATGGCTTTTATACCAAACCCATACAACCTGCCAGAGATTGACCATATTGATGGTAGTCGAGACAATGATGTGTCATGGAATTTAAGGTGGTGTACGCACGCGGAGAATGTGAATAACCCGATAACAAGGGAAAGGCACAGGAATGCAAGTATGGGCACAAAGAATAATTTTTTTGGACGGAAGCACACGGAAGAAGCGAAAATATCAATCAGTACCAAGAATAGAGGGAGGCTTTCTGGCTCAAAGAATCCTATGTATGGAATACATCGTTACGGCGCTGATAGTCCATTACATTATGAAGTGTTGCAATATTCTATGAACGGAGATTTTATTCGTGAGTGGAGTTGCGCTGCCGAGGCAGAGAGGTTTTATGGGATTTCTTCCGGTAAGATTACTTCGGTATGTAGACATTATAAGGGAAGGAAAAGTGCCGCTGGGTATAAATGGGAATATAAGGATGACAACAAGAAAAATGGCACGGTTTTTGATGCTGAGTAACCAACAAAAACATCAATATGCAACAAACTGACATACATTATCGTACAGGCGGGACAATTTCTCATGCGGGAATTGAGGTTCTTCCCAGCGGCAAGGACATTGAGTACATTGTCCTCGAAAGCATCGAATTCAAAGAGTCCGAACAGATTAACGGGCGAAAGCAATCAGGTGTCTGGATTGGGCACTTCGCTCCAAACCCGTACACGAGTCTCCCATGGGTGATCAATAGCACGAATCGTAGAAGGCTTGCCAAACTCTTCCCTGAATGCGATGGCTACCTTGCAAGGCTGCATAATGTGGCAATCCGGCTCACGAAGGAAAAGACACGCGATCCACAAGAGGGGGGTGAGTGCTGGGGTCTTAGGGTCAGCCTTATACCGGCCAAACAGCCGGAAGCTCCAAAGCGGAAGTCCATCCAGGAGAACCAAGTCCAGACAATCGTTGACTGGGCAAAGAAGAACGGGAAGACTATCGATGACATTGCAGCTCTTTATGATTTCGATTCTGAAACCGTGAAGAATGCAATTGCTGATGCATTGGACGATTTGCCTGAATAGTTTATGGATAAAGAGCACAAGTGGAGATTAGAGAGATGCGGATACATTACCGCATCCATGCTTTCGGATATCACATCGAAGTCCGGAAAGATTATTGACGGAAACCTGACAGCAATCCGTTCTAAGAGATTCGAGCGAAAATATGGATACCCCCTGCAGGTGTCATCTCGCACAATGGAAATAGGGACCGAGAATGAGAAGTATGTCATTGAGTGGTTCCGTCAGCAATATCCGGACGTCCCTATCATCTATTCTCAAGAGATTGAAGAAGGTATTCCATTCTGGACGGTTGACTGGGCGAAGTTTGGAGCGTCCCCAGACGCTTTCACGGAAGACGAGCGGATTATCATAGATGCAAAGACGGTCGTAAGTAATTCTAATATCGAGTTCTTCGCCGACGAGTACACATCCTATGAGGAGAAGAAAGCGAAGGTCTGGGATGAACACGGAGACCAAATCCTGGGTCTCTGGCTTTCCAATCCAAAGGCCGAAGAGGTGTGGATTGTCAAGCATATCTACTGCGACGAGTTTAACGAGTTTGAGCCGGCTGATCCTCTTGCTCCTTGGCGTGGCCTTGTCTTTAAGTTTGCCAGGAAGGATTACGAGGCGTCGATCGACGAAATGCGGAAGCGTATCATTCTGTTCGACAAGATGATTGATGCTCCGATAAATCCTGCAGAGTTCAAGAAGGGAGAATGGTCCGTAGTTGACGGAAAACTTATCAAGTTATGAGTGTAAAGACGGCGAATGACATAATGAATATGGACGGATGCATTATCCGCGACGAGAACGGTGGTGCACTGGCTAGAATCGAGGAGAATGACGGTGTCCTCGTCGTGCATAAGTTCACTTCATGTTCTCTTGGTATGTATTTCTACATTCTCGGCTATCTTCGTGATCTCGGATTCAAGTGTGAATGAAACAGGTCTTAAACAGGACAACTGCGCCCCAGGTCGTGCGCTTCTTTGATGTATGCTTCAAGCGTGGCGTCATTGATGCGTACGAGCTTGGGGATGACCTGGAAGCGAAGGACTTCCTTGAATCTCGGCTGGAAGACTGGCGTTTCGGGGTTATCGGGAAGCCGGAGGATCTGGACTGGCAGATGTTCAGATTTACGATGTATTTCTGGGCGAGGGAGAACCATCTCACGAAGTTCGCGGAGGACTATATTTTTAAGGTCCGTTCGAAGAACTACACCTGGTGTTTGTTGCCATATTGTCTTCGGTTTTACCTTATGGGCATCAAGGAGTGGCTGGATTATCCGAATCCGGTCAACATCGAGATGTTTAAGCACTCGAGCAAGGTGCACTGGAACCCTTCGGTGACGCCTTACAAGATCACGACCGGAGACTTTATATCGTACATGCACGAGTTCGCGTACGATTACCGGCGCAGGCCGGAAGATGAGAAGGAAGTATCAGATGCTTCAATGGACAGCTTCTGCTTGGCGATCTTTGACCTGACAAGGAAGTATGAGCGAAAGTCGGAAGAAGATCTTTAGGCCGGCACACGAGGAGCCTGGTAAGATGTGGCTGAACTACATTCTTTTGCCGTATGGGGAATATTACACGAAGACGAAAGTGTTCCTGGAGGCAAAAGAGGGAGACACGCTTCGGTTCTATAATGGTCGTGATGTGTCAATCAAGAGCGTAATGCTTATTGCGTGCGACAAGACTTGCGACTTTCTGTGTAAAATGCGATACGGAATAACCTGGGACAAGGCTTTTAAGAGGTGGCTCAGCTATGCCAGGCTGGAAGGGAACGGAAAAGATATTTTGAGCAAATCGAAATGTATTCTTGTTATTTATGAAAATCCAGTGTAAATTCGCAGAATACATGCTTGCTCCGGCAAATGCGCTTCGGCAAGCGTACTCTTACGAGACTATGGATGGGATTTTTTGTAGGCTTGAATATGTGGCTACATGGAACAACTCGGATGGAAGTTATGACGGAGAGTTAGAAGATGTCTGCCAGCATAGATTCGGTTGTCCGTTCTCGACTATCAGGTCTATTTGGATAAGCCGGCTAGGAAGAGTCGATGTGTATTGGCATTTGGTAAAAATGATAAAATAGATTAATTATGGGATTTTCTGATTCAATGTTTGGCGTATTGGCCGGAAAGAAGACAATACGCAAGACCGGAGAGGTTGTAGAGGTTATCGCGTCCAATACTCCGGAATACGGGGCTCGCTCTGGCGAGGACTGGGTGTCTTACATTGACTCCAATGGTGTCGAGCACATCAAGGAGCACTTGAATGTACAGTTTGACTTCAAGGACGATGACACTTGGCAAGCTAGGATGGACAAGCTGCTGGAGGAAGCGAAAGGGATTGATCCGTGGGAGCAGAGGCGGTACGAGCTGGCGAAGGAGTTTGTGACGGATGGCCTTGCGGATATTGATGGTGCCGTTGCGATGGCAGACGAGCTCATCGCCGAGCTGAAGAAAGAACCGAAATCAGACGATGAGAAGGAAGACGACTACGAGAACATCGGTGTCGGAGAAATAGTCGATGCTTATTCAGAGGATGGAATAAAACACGCAAAGAAGTTCGTGTTTACCGACAGAAAGGACATCGTTGGCTTCCGTGGCGACGACGGTAGATGGGCAGTCGGTGACAAGGTTAAGGTCTATATCAAGAAGTTTACTCCGAAAAAGGGGCTATAGTAGGATTGCCGCCGCGTGAGACCATGAGGCGTGAGGGCCGACAGACCACGGGGTAATTCCCAAGGAGTGCACTAACGGCGGCGAGGGAGCGGTAAAGCAATTTGGATAGCGGCTTTACGCGACTCTGAAAAGCATACGCTCCCTTTTTTTGGACGGGTACCTCAGCAGGTTAGAGGGGGACAGTGTATGTAGGAGTATGCGGCGGTTGATCGCTATGTCTGCACACACGAGGCCAAGTCGCGGATTCGAGTTCCGCCCCGTCCGCAATTATGATTAACAAAGGACTATTTTCATCGA